CTCAATTGAAGCTCAATACCGAGAACTGTTAGAATGGCATAGACAACGTGCCCTTGAGGAGAAATAACATGGCTACTGCTTCAAATGGATTGCAGAATCTTGTAGGACTGGCGCAGCTAATTGGCAGTTTCCAGAATAAGAATCAAAGTACTACCCAGACCAGTCAGACTAATATGGATCAAGCTGGTGTAGACCGCTTGGTTCAACAGATGCTTAGTGGCAGTCAAGGCGTTAAGTCAATTGCCGGAGCTGCTCGTGGTGCGGGCTTGTATAATAGCAGCACTGAGCAACAGCAACTTAATGACTTGTATGCCCGTACTGCTGGAGAAGTCTCTAGTCGGACTGCTCCTACTACCACGACTCAGAGTCAACAGATTCAAGGTCAGGGTCTCACTGGAATGTTGGCCCCTCTTGCTATCTCAATGGTAGGTAAGCCCCTGCTGGAACGAGGACTCGGCTACGGAGCAGAGGCACTTGGCTTGACCGGCGGAACTGGAGCTAATGCCCTGGCAGCTAATACTATTTCCGGTGCGACTCCTGATCAGCTCTTTGCTGCTAATGCTAGCACTGATCCGCTAGGTGTACTTGGTACCACTCTTGCTAGTGGTGGAGCTGCTGGTGCCCTGAATGGTGCTATCCCTGCATTCGGTCAACTCTTTGGAGCTGGTATCGGAGCTGGTGCTGCCCCATTGCTTAGTGCTGGTGTGACTGGTGCTGCTGGTGCAGGAGCTGGATCCTTGGCTAGCTTGCTTGGCGGAGACTTGCTTAATGCTGGTATTGGTGGGACTGGTGCTAGTCTGGGCGCTTCTGCTACAGCCGGTGCTGCTGGTGAGGCTGCTGCTGGGGCACTTGGTGGAGCAGGACTTGGTGGGCCAGCAGGTATGCTGTGGAGTCTGTTGAATGGTAACGCTACTGGCGATAGCTTGGCCATGGGCGGTATCGGTATGGGTGCTAGTGCATTGCTGGCTCCAGTCTTTGGTCCTGCTGCTCCATTGGTTGGTGGCTTGCTCGGATCTATGGGCAGCTCAGTAGTTTGCACAGCTTTGATTAAGCGCGGTCTGCTGAGTGCTCAAGCGTACATGGCAGGGTCTGAGTATCTAGCTAGCCTGAGTCCTAACACTATTGCTGGCTACTACTCTTGGGGTAAAGCCCTTGCACGGAAGATTGATAATGGCAGCAAAGTCGCTATTGCTCTTAGCCTCCCAGTGGCTCGCTCTCGCACTATGCTTCTCACTACCAGCGGTGGCCTGGTTAATCATCTCCGCTATCCGCTCGGGACGATTACTAAGTTCGTGGGTGAGCCACTTTGCTGGTTGGTTGGTTCCGTAATTAGCTTGAAGGAGCGTATCAATGGCCGCACCATCACTAACTGATTTGCTAGCCGGTCTGGGTGGATTTGCTCAGAAGCAAGAGGAAGTTACCAGACCGGCGCTGGCATCTGCATTTGACCAAGCAGGAAGTGCAATCCAAGCTCAGACTGAGTTGGCACAGCAGCGTGGAGTACTGGCTTCGGAGATAGAAGCTCAAGCTGGTGCAGGCCGATTGGCTGCTCAGGAAGGGGCTCGTACCTTTGCTCGTGCTGCTGGCACAGATGTTAATGATCCAGGTCAGATTCAGACTGGGCTTGCTGACATGATCCGTAGTACTAGCCAACAGCTTATTGCCCAGCAGCAGAAGAATACCCAGATTGCCCAGGGATCTAGTCTCTCTAATCCTATGGGATTCATGTACGATCTGCTGTACGGTGATGAAGAGCGTGGTAAGGAACAGGCTCTGGCAGCTCAGGTCGATACTAGCTTTAAGCTGCTCCAAGGTATTAACCAAGCGACTCAGACTGTAGCTCAGACTCAGCGTAGTATTGCTCAAGTTGAGTCTGAAGCCTCTGTTGCAGCTCAAGCTGATCTTAAGCGTAATCTTGCTATTGATGATGCCTATGCTCGACAGCGGGAACTGGCTACGGTTAAGACCAACATGATCCAGACAATGGCTCAGATGGATTCTCAGCAACTGGACATTGCTACTAAGCAGTATAGTCTGGTTGCCCAAGAACAGGAACGGCAAGCAGCTGCGGCAGCGCGTACCTTTAGTCAACAGATGCAACTTGCTAACTTTGAAGCTATGCAAGAGCAGCGTGGCTGGATGCGTGAGCAGCGTGAACTAGACCGTGGTGAGCGAGCAGCTAAGAAGAAGGGTGATGACTTGCTGCTTCAGACCTATAATACTGGGGCGCAGATGCTTGGGCGGCCTACAGTTAATTGGGACGGACTTGGCTTGGCCATGAAGCTGGATAAGGAGGCTACTGGCTATGTCCTGCAGCGCGGTCAAGAGCTAACTATGTCCGGTGGAACTCAGATGCGATATACTGATGGGGGCCCAGTAGAAGCATTGGCCGCTCGACAGCAATTTGGCTTCAAGGTCCCTGCTACTCAAGAGCCACTGTTCACTGCTGTCGAAGGTATTGTGAATGGTATGTCTCCTGACATGCTGGTAAATGCAGGTCTTGCTAAGTCTAGCTTGGAAGCTCGAGCCATGATTGATGGGGCTAAGAAGCCAGCAGATAAGCAAAAGCTGATGAATACTGTGGTGGATGCAGTGGTTCGTAGTGAAGCTCAGAATCTTAAGTTCGGGGATACTGAAGGTCTGTATGCATTGCCCCCAGTAGATAGCATGAAAGCTGATGCTAAGATCCTGCAAGGTAACAAGTTCCTTGCTAAGTATGTGCTGCCAGACGTGATGGCCGGTGGAGCTATTCCCTGGAATCCAGGTAGTTATATTGAAAGATCTGCTGAGGATGTGCGTACTGGTGCTATCACCTCAGCTGAGCGGGCACAGGGATTGGCAGATGTGACTAAGTATCTGTTCAATACTATGCGAGCTACTCGTAACTACTCTGCTGTTGGACTTCCTGAGCTGGATAAGTACACGGCTCAAGTACAGACCAAGGGAGTGCCAATGCGTAAGGTTGTTAATGGATTGGATCCAGCATCCTGGAATCAGTTCGCAGCTGAGTACGAAGCTAAGGCACGAGCTAAGCAGTTCACATTTGGTGCTGGCATGATTGCACCTCCAGCATTGAGTCGATAAAGGATAGGCAACTAATATGGCACTCGAAGATATCGCTGATGCTGGGGAGCCTGGGGAAACTACCTCAGCTCCAATGTATATGCAAGCTGCTGGTATCCATTCAATGGCTACTAGTAGAGAGACTGGTATTCTGGATTCCATTAGCAATGCTCCTCGTTTCTGGGGTATGGCTATTGGATCCGGAGTTACCAGCATGGCCAATGGATTCGTTTCTATTGGTAACCTGTTCCAGTCTGCTGATGAAAAGAGTAAAGCTCTTAACTTTGGTAAGTGGATCAATGAGTACGACACTGACTGGGGTAAGTATTACCGGGAAAATGCAGATAGCATTGATACCTGGGGCTTTGTTGCAACCAGCTTTATTCCTGGCTTGGGTGGAGTTAAGGCACTGAACATGGGCCAGAAAGCCCTAACAGTTGCAGCCTCTACTGGTAATATGGGCAAAGGTATGAGCTGGGCTACTGGCTTGCTGGTGCCTAAGACTGAAGCTCTGATTAACAAAGCTGCTGTCCAGATGGCTGCTCGTACTGAGGGCTTTAAGCTGACTCAGCGAGAAGTACTGAAAGCTGTTGGCTCTAAGTTTCATCAAAATGCTTTAGAAGCTGCTGCCTTTGAAGTAGCTGTTCTCGGCACTATGCACCAGGCTCCATTCTTTGATGACATGGATACTGGAGACATCATTGCTAACATGGCTGTTGGTGTCGGTCTCGGTGCTGTCCTCGGCGGCGCACTTGCAATTCCTGGAGTTAAGCGGGGGATTATGAAGGAGACTACTAGGCTGGATGAAGCTGGTCAAGTGGCTCGATACCAACAAGCTATGCCTAGTGCTATACCTGCTGATGTTAAGATGTATGTAGGTTTTAAGAATCGCCAAGCCATTGATGATTTCCTGGCTAACCCACAAGGTGAGACTCCGGATATTATTAACAGCAATGCTGCTGCGGCTCGTACTACTAGGCAGTCCATTGATAACCAGTTGCGCACTGAGCTTCGTGGATTGAATAGTGAAGCTAGCACCAGCATGCCTCGAGTATCTCGAGAAACTGGCAAGGCTAATGATCTGGGGAATTACTATGCTGACCAAATTATTGGCATGGAAAACCGTAGTGCGCAAGCGTTTAGTCTTGGCCTGGATAAAGTTGGTCGCGTGGCTGCTGTTCCCAAAGTCGTAAATACTGCGACTATCGCGGATGATGTCGGTGGCAGTGTGCTGGCTAAAGTAACTCAGCCTGAAGAAGGTTGGACCTTTGCTCGCTTGTATGGAGCTGGTAAGGGAGACATTCTTGAGCAAGTCAATTTGCCTAAGGCATTGCCCTTGGCGGACACTGTAGTTACTAAGGGCAGTGAATCCATTGAGGATGCTATTAAGCGCATGATGGTTAAGTCCAATCCCACCCTGCGTGAGGAAGTACGAGTATCCCTTAGCTCTGTGGCTCTGGAAACAGTTCAGTTGCGCTATCTCCGGGCTGCTGAAGAAGGCTTTAATTTCAATTTCAAGAAGCCAATTAGCCTGGGCTACGAGGACATTCCTGCCCAAGAAGCTCTGCTTAAGACTCTTGAGAATAGCACTGATGTTACTACTGTACCTAATGGTATCAAGCTCATGACTCCTCGCGGTCGAGTTGATGCTGAGGTCCGTACTGCTAGTGAGCTTCGTGATGCCATCATGCAGAATAAGGAGCGGATGCGTGAAGAGATGGTGGCTGCTAAGATGGATCCGCATGAAATCTCGGAGCGTCTTAATATCTCTCCTGGCTATGTGACTGGTTTGGAAGTTAGCCCAACCAAGATTGATGACATGTTCTATCGGCAGAAACTTGCTAAGGAACTGGAACTCGATAACCATGCTCAGCTCTTCCATCGTCCTCAGTACATGGGAATGAAGGTTGCTAAGCGGGAAGGAGATGCCAACTTCGAGCTGCGTGCAGATGGTGAGCTGATGACTGAAGGGTACAGGAAGGTTGCTCAGGATGGAATTGATAATGCAGTGGCTTCTACTGGGGCTATTCTTGGTGGTCCTGATAATAAATATAAAGCCCTGATTGATTCCCTGTTGGATGCAAGCTCCCTTAATGAAGTGGCTCTGGCAGTGAATCGATTTGGCCCGGAAGGTGGTGGCCTGATCAGCTTTGTTAACGGGAATTATATGTCCCCGACTGCTAAGCTCCAGTACATTGGTAATACTGTATCCAAGCTGGATAGCACCCTGCAAGGTCAGAATGCCGAGTTCCTTAAGTCCAGCCTGGATCTAATCCGTGGTAATACTGCGGCTGCTGCTGAGTATGGTGTAGTAGCAGCTAAGGTGCAACGATCAGCTCAGGCTTACGTACAGGAAGAAGGTGGCCTTGTACTGCGCTCGGTACGGGATTACGAGAAAGCAGTAGCTGCGGGTGACTCAGTTCCTAAGTTCCCTACCATTCCACCTGGAGTTGAAGAACGTATCAAGATCAATAGTCCTGAAGTCAAGGAACTTATTAGCCGATCTGGTCAACTGAATTCTAGCCGAATTGAGGCTCGTAAGGGACTGCTCTCTAGCCAGGGTAAAGAGTCTGCTATTGATCCTGAAGTAGTGTATTTCCCTAAGCCTGATCCTAAGCGATTCAAGCACTTTGCTTTGGTATCAGATCCTACCCTGACTGGTGCTGGTCAGACTACTATGATCCATGCGGCTACCAGAGATGCGCTGCAGAAGATGAAGGCAGATATCAATGCTAACTTTCCTGAGTATCGTGTTGTTACCAATTATGAGTCCCGTGATTACCACAAAGCATTGGGTGACTATGAAGCTAGCAAGACAATTCGAGAAGATTACATTGACTCCAATCTGGCAAGTCGGGGTATCAACTCTCCATTCGTACCACGCACTGATGGTAACTTTATTGCCGATGAACTCCTGACTTGGCATAACCAGCAAGCTCGTAAGATGAATCGTGAGATTGTTGGCACTAAGTATGAGCAGGCATTCCGGGAGCTGGAGCTGAAAGGTCGTGAGTATAGCAGCCTGGACTCAGCACAGTATACCAGTATGCATGAGTTGGTAACTGCATCCAAAGAGAATCCGTATCTGGATATGATCAAGTTGGCATTGAACGTGTCCAGGGAATCGGACTACGGGATGCTGCATACTGCTAACCAATGGGCTGATAGTGCAGTGACTGGCTTGTGGAATCGTGGTGCTAGTATGCTTCAGAAGTCCAGGTCTGTTGAGGATCTCGAAGCTATTAGCAATGTGTTCAAAGAGCACGGTTTCCAGACAGCTCCTTACACTGCCATGCTTCATGCTCACGTTAACCATCCTGCTGGTCAAGCAATGCTCAGTAAGTTTGTGCGTGCTACTCAGGGGTTCTTGGCAACTACCTTCCTGCGACTGGACTGGCTGAATGCAGTTAATAATAAGCTGGGTTCTCTCATTCTTACCAGTACTGAGCTTAAGACTCTGACTGATGGGATTATGAAAGGGAACGTTGAGTCGGCAGGTGAGTTGGCGGCCCTGGCCAAAGTCAAGGTGCCTGGTACTGGGGACTCGATACTGGCTCCCTCTAAGCTAATGGCTCGTGCCTTCCAGGATTTCTGGCAACGGCCTGAGCTACTAGCTGAAGCCAAGCGACTGGGATTCGTAACTGATTCCCTGACTGCTGCTCGTGGAATGGTAGATGACCTGAGTCTTACTGGCAATGAGACAGGTGCTCAGCTGAGCAGCAAGATGCGTAAGATGGTAGATGGAGCTAAGTGGCTGGGTGAGAAAGGTGGAGTGATCACGGGTAACGAGATGGTAGAATCACTTAACCGTTTCGTAGCCTGGCGAGTTGCTGGTTTGATTGGGGAAGTAGCGGTTAAGGCTGGCGTAGTGGATGCCAGAGAGGTGCGTGTTATTCAGAACACATTTGTTAACCGTACTCAAGTTAACCTGAATGCTGTTCAGCGTCCTCAGCTGTTCCAAGGTCCTATTGGTATGGCCATTGGTCTGTTCCAGTCTTACCAGTTTAACATGATGCAGCAAATGATGCGGTACATTCAGCCTGGTGCGCAGAAGTCAGCAGCCATGTTGGCGGGAATGCAAGGTAGCTTCTATGGCCTTAATGGCCTGCCTGGATTCCAGCTCATGAATGATTACATCATTGGGCAAGCAGCAGGTAACAATCAGCACAATGACATTTACTCTAGTGTCTTTGCTGGTGCAGGTCCTGATGCTGCTGAGTGGATTATGTATGGTGCTCCTAGTAATCTGCTCAATGTTAACTTGTTCACTCGTGGTGACCTGACTCCTCAGCATCCTACTGTAGTGCCTAGCTCTGTTGCTGATTTGCCTGTGATTGCTAAGACTGCCCAGTTCTTTGGGAATTTGAAGCAGACAGTCTCTAATGTAGCTGGGGGTGTAGGAGTCTGGAATAGTCTGCTGACTGGCTTGGAACATAACTCAGTTAACCGGCCACTGTCAGGTCTTGCTCAAGTGCTGCGTGCTGGCACTGATGGATCTGGTAAAGTCTACAGTACTGACAAGGCAGGGAACTTGCTCTCGGCTAATGATTTCATGTCGCTGGCAACTCTCGGCCGCTTAGCTGGTGGCCGCCCACTGGATGAAGCAGTAGCACGAGATCAGATGTGGCGCACTAATCAGTATCGAAGTGCTGATATTGAGCGACGCAAAGCATTGGGTGTGCAAGCAGCTCGTATGTTTGCAGCAGATCAAGATGCTGATGTGGGTTCTGAATTCATGGAGAAGTATGTTGAGTCCGGTGGTAAGCAAGCTGGATTTAATAAATGGATGATGAACCAGATGACTCGAGCTACTACTAGTCAAGCTGAGTTGGCTAGGCAGAAACTGAGTGATCCATATGCCCGTAGGATGCAGTTGCTTATGGGCGGTATGGATGAGAATGACCAGATGCTTTATACTAATTAGAGGTAGCTAATGGCTGATAAGAAGAAACCCCCTTCTAGAGTTAGTGATGGTAACCCATCTCCGGAAGATCTGGCGGGATTAATTGGTCTGGCTAGACTTCTCACTAACGCACCTCCTTCTGTGCCAGTTACTGTTAATGAGTATAGTATTCCTGGTAGGGGCTGGAACACACTCGGAGCTTACAATTTAAAAGATAAGAATGTTAAGCTTCGGGGTCAGTTAGGTGGAGAATTCATGGAGACCCTACTTCATGAACTGACTCATGCTCAGCAGGATACCGGAACTAGTAGACCTGACATGGTATTCCAGAATGACATGGTGCAGTCAGGAGTTATCAATGAGAACAACGCTCTTGACCGGAGATATAAGAGCATGATGATGATTGATAAGATGCTGACAGATGCTACCAATCTTGGTCTTGCCAGTTCCAGCAGCGGTAACTTTGAGGAAGTAAGAGCTAACGCCGCATCCTATAAGATGGCTAAAGACTCTGGACATAAGGTTGATCCTAATGTAGGTAAGTTAATGGAGATGAACCCAGAGTTTGCTCAGTGGATTAATGAAGACTTAGGCGGCAAGTTTATTAGCAGCCCTCGTATGACTGAGACCCCTCAAGGTTTGATGGACGTAGTTAATTCATTCTTGTTTAGGCAAGGCTTGAGTAGTAAGAATTAAGCTCTAAATCTCTGGACGACAAAAAGCCCCCAAGGACTCATAATCCAAGGGGGCTTTTTATTTACTCGTCGCCTTCAGTTTCACCCAACACTTCCCAATCATCTGCGGAAGCATCTTCGTGAGTTGGCATGTAGACCACTGGTGGAGTGGACTTGGTAAAGATGAATGGCGGCCCGGCCGTGTGGCTAGCTGCAGGGTCCATACCAAATTTCATGTAAGTACCAGGCTCGGCACTAGCACGGGCAATGCTCTTGCCTTCAGTCAGTTCCTTGATTGCTGCATTGTAATCCATTAGGATCTCCTAAGATAGGATTGAGGGGAGTGTTAACCCAGGTCAGTTAACCGCTGAGTCAGTACAGATTCGTAGTATTGCATAGCTTCGACTTGCTTAAAGAACAAGTCTTGCGAAGCTTTAGGCATACCCGCAAACTCTGGACTAGTAATGAACTTCTCTACTGCAGCTAGCTTTTCCTGGAGTTCCAGCTTTTCCAGTGTAACACGCTCACGTGCAGTAGTGGGAGCTAGCACGTAATTGGTTTTAAACACTTCGTCAGTGCAGGGGTAGTACTCTCCAGCTCCAGATTGCAGCAGCCACTCACCAGGTTTGACATGTACTGGACCATGGTTAGTAGTAACCACGATACTGCCATTGTGACCTGCCTTGAATGTCCCTGCCATCAGGTTCTGGACTACCCACTGAGGAATCTCACGGGTATGATCTGGCTCCTCAGGCAGTTGCCAGGCACGTACCTTAACAGGTTTCTTTACGTACTCTAGTGTGGGCATCTCAGTCTTCCTTAGGTTCAGGATTCATTTTGACTAAAGAAGTATCCAATTCTACCGCAGCTACTACGGCTTCGTCAGTACTCATCTTGGCCCCGCAATAAGGGCGGCACTCCCAGATAGCAATGGTCCCAATAGGCGTGACTCTTTTAAGCCAAGTCCCTTGTTGCCTACACTTCTGGCAAACAAACTGAGTAGCCATCTCACTCTCCATTAGGCCGAGCAATTGCACGAATAGCCCACATGAAACCTTGCTGGATGTTAGTAACTCCTAGTGCCAGGCTGCGTTGGTTGGTGCCAGGCTCAGCTTTAGCAGCATCCAGGTAATTAAGAAGTTCTTGTTCCAATACTTTAAGGTAATTAATAGTTTCCTTCTCTTGGTCGCTCAGAACTCGGTAACCTTTAATATCTACTGCTTGCTTGTTCTGGTCAAAGGTACTAGGTTCCTCAGCCGGGACTCGAGTGAAGTTAGCTGTCTGACCTGCTAGCTCATCACGTTGTGCAGGGGAAAAGATTTGCTTGCTAATGTAGCAATCGTACCAAGTTTGGTTACCCTTAAACACCCAATGCATAGCTGGTTCAGTAGCTTTAGGATCCTGAGCCTTCTTGGCAGTCCAGAGATAATAGTGATAGTCACCGCTTACAGGGTCAATCTTAAAGCCGAGTTGGCCATCACGGAAACCGTCAACATCTTTTGCAATATCAATCAGATCGTTCATATCAATTCCTTACTGAGTGTAGGTGAGGAAGAATAGGAGTTGCTAGCTCAGCACTCCTACGGTAAACCCGTTGAACCAGATTTCCCATTTAGACATGGGATCACACAGCGTTAGCTTTGTACTGCTTCAGAGTCTCCAGCAAATGCATAATTACTTTAGCCTGCTGGATAGCATCGTCCAAAGCATTGTGACTTGGACTGGCAGTCTCCCGGTTATAGCTAGTCCACTTGCTAAGAGTACGTTGATCATTCTCCTGATAGTATTTCCAAGGGCAAGTAAGGCCTTCAATTGCAAATGCCGCACGAAGCAGCTGGAAGTCAAAGCTACCACGAGAATACAGCTCAATCTCTGCGTAATTAAACCCCATGAGCCAATCACACAGATTTACTAGCATGGACTTGGTAGGAGTGAATCCCCAACTGGAACCTTCAACAGGACTTTGTTCTAGCGCAAATGCCCAGTTATCTGAATTCTTTTGGAGCTGCCAAAGTAACGTGTCTACGCTGGACGTATATTTAGAATCAGCTGCTAGAACCAGCACTGGATTAACAGTCATGAGAAAGGTATGTGGCTGGGTATGCAAACACTCATCCATTACCACTGCACCGATCTGCCAAATACCTGAGCCTGCTTCAACCCCAGTAGTCTCAATGTCCACCATAATGTGGATCTTATCTTCATTCAGGAATTCATCTGCGTGCATCAGATATCTCCAGGCCCAATAACAATCAGGCTAGTCCTACGTTTATGTAACCGGCTAGTAATCATTACTGCCAGGTCCAAGAGCTGCTGTCCGCTGTAGATACCTTTCATATAGATATTACATTCAGCTGCCAGCTCAGTCAGTATATCCACTAGGTCACCAGTATCTTTAGCAGCATACTTAGCTACTAGATCAGGATGCTTGCTCAGCTCAATCTGCAAGTCCATGATCTCCCGAGGATTCATAACAATGACACCCCGATTGATATGGGCATCATTGATATCAGGGCGCTTAGTAATTCCTTCCTCGGCCAATCTTTGTAGCGGGGTACGGGTATCAGCCATTAGTCATGTCCTCCCAGTGGGTTACAGGATAATATTCTTGTTGACTCGCAGTCAGTTTAGGGTCACCTAATTTAACTTTAAACCGAGTATAACTTTCAGGCTTAGCATCGTAGCAGAAACAATACTCAGAGGAACCTGGAACAGCTACTAACCATCTAGTTGTAATCCCACTGCCGAAATCAACTAAGGCTTCTTTGGCCCAGTTAGCTACATGCCAAGTCTTATTCTTAGCCTGCGCCGTGGCTTCGCCATGCGGCTTCGGATCTGGCTGAGTCAATCTGCTATATTGCACTGGATCCTTATCCTTATGCAGCTGAGCCAGATGCTTCATTACTTCTTCTACCTCAGCATCTAGATTGTCATAGCCAGCACTAACCCGGTAATTGCGGTCATCAATCAGAGTGCCATTAAGCATAGCATCAACAATGATAGCATCACAAGCCAGACTAGAGGCGAGATGGTGGACGTGTGTGAGCGGATCCTTGTCCTGGCCTTCAAACCACTTAGCTCTGTGTCTCATACCAGCCGCATAGTAGACTGACGCACGAACCTTAGTAGCTCTCCAGTTGGCTCGGCCATACTTAAGCATCCCCTCGAATAGTCCCATGGCCATGTAAGCTACAGCCCCTGGAGGCACCAGATGCACTGGTAACTTCTGGACGCCGTAGAAGTCTTTAGGGTTGCTGGGATCAGGAGCAGGAAGCGGAGCTGGCTCAGGTTGAGGGAGAGCTGCGTTATGGGCTTTAGCTGCTTCCATTTCCATCTCTATCTCCTTACCAGTCTTGAGAGTCCCATCTGGATGTCTAGTTGCTATTGCCATTATGGTCTCAGCTCAATGATCGTATCTAGGTAGCACTGATAAGCCCGTGCCTGTTCTTCAGTCATACCTGTGTGTATACAAATCTCTGCTAGATGATCCATTCCTGCTCTAGCTTGATTTAACAAAGCCTTAACTGTCTTAGGCAACTCCGAACTTTCAGGAATCGGCTCAGCCAATTTTTTCTTAAGTTCTTCATTCTCTGCTACTAACTCAGTCTGCATCTTCTGAAGTCTGGTAATTTCTCCATGCTTGCCATTGATATACTTGGTGACTGCATCCACAGTAAGAGGAATGCAGCCACTAGGAGTGCGTACTTCCTTAGGCAGGACAGTAGCTTTCTTAGTGACTGTAGGCATGATTACTTAGTTTCCTTGATAAAGACACCATCTTGCATATAGCCCTTGCGATACTTAATCTGGGCATATGCTCGTTCCAGAGCTTCCTCTACTGTGACTCCGGTAAGTCGGCAGAGTTGGATAATCACAACCATGCTATCACCGATACCGTCTACCATCTCGATCTCATCACCAGTCAAGATAGCATCTTCAATCTCTTGCACTTCCTCTTTTAGCTTCTTCATCTGAGCCAAGGCGGTACAACCTTCTTCTCGAATCAACTTACGATCAAGACCCCACTGATTAATCTTTTGGATCAGGTAATAAATCCGGTCAGCTTCCCCAGTTTCTCCAGTAGCAACCACGTAACCACCACTGGTCCTAGGACCGTTAGCAGATACAAGTACGCCAGAATTACGGAGAGTAACAGCGTGAGCATTGCCCTCATCAGCAAGTCGATTAATCTGCTTAGCATGGATCTGCTCCATCCCATAGTAGCGAGCAGTGTAAGTTTTGGGGTCTACAAAAGGAGAAGGGGTCTCCCCCATAGCTTCGCCAATAGTCATTGGGGGAATTGCATCTTTATTAATCTGCTTGTCAGCTTCACGCATCTTAGCAATATGCTCATCCAGTTCTTCCTGGGTCATAGCAGTCATACCTTTAATTGCATCACTCATTACAAACCTCTCTCTTCATTAGATAAATAATCCCAGTCATAGTCAGAGCTAGCAGACTCTTCCCAGACTGCACGTTTAATAATGATTCCTTTCTCTACCTGGTTTACCTTACCACCAAGTACCAGGTTATTCACTAGCTCTCCCAGTTCCCTGGCAGATCCTAGGTCATTCAAGAAGTATGGCCAAAGTTCCAACAGCTCCATTGGACGCATAGTCTTCTCAAGCAACTCCAACAACTTATACATGACCTCACTATTCTTGGCGCGGCCTAAGCTACCAAGTGCTCGTGGCATTGAGTGTTCAGTATAGCGCATCACTGTGTAAGCTCGGCGCACATGCTTCAATTCAATTACTGGTGAGTAATCTGCAATGGCATGGATCATGCTAAGTTTCTGAAGTTGAGTAAACCGTCGAGTTGAGTAGTAGCTAAACCTAGGATCAGGTACGACTTCTTTATCTCGACGATGGTAAATACGACTTAGTAACTCCCTGGCCTCATCACTCAATCCAATCTCACCCTGACAGACTTGGCTAAGAGATTGCAGCTTCTTAACAAATGGATCTATCAAGTCATCAGATAGCTTGGTCGGAAATGGTATCGACTTGCCAGTTTCATGCGTGTAAATAAACATGAGCCGGCTAAAGAAACCCTGCCCAATCACTGCTGGTGGAAAGGTTGCATGAATCTGCTCAGGCGTATTGCCAGTCAGAATGCTAATACATGGATTAGGAATTACAATAGACTCTGAGTTCTTGAGTCGGGTAGTATACGTACCCTTGTAATCCCAGAAGTCTCCCAGGAGTGAGACGAAATCAACAATGTTATTGCCAAAGAAGTTGTTAAATTCATCAGCCACAATAAAGACTTTGCGCTCATCACTGGTGTCCATGTTCTCGATGCCATTGAGTCCACTGAACAGATTCTCACTCAGGAACTCGCTACCATCTGTTTGCCCCTCGACTCCAATACCAGCAGCCATATCCATTAGGAACTTTTCTTTACTGGTACGTTCAGCAGCAAAGTTATTATATCCAGCCTTACTCAAGATCCGCCGGAACATCTTAATGGCAGTAGACTTCCTGGAGCCTGGAGTTCCTACAAGCATTACGTACATATTAGGATAGTACACGTCAATCCCAGCATCAAACCAGACAGATCGTCCTAGCAGTGCTCCAATGCCAGCGATGCAACTCCATCTATGGGCAAGAACTGGGGCCTCAGTATCACTAACAAGTGCCAAGTACTCACTAATTAGATCAGGCTTCTCTTGATCTGTCATTGGTATATGCTGGGAAGGTTGCGTAGTCTTGCAGTGGGCGGCCATGATTTACTATGTCGGAGAACCGCTTGACCTCTGCTGGCGCATTGACCCAGTACCGAGTGCCTGTAGTTACTATCTTCATGAACTGGTCATCAGTTACCCTGGCAGATTCCCCTGTGATATAGTCCATGGCTACTACATGGGTGAGATTGTCACCTTCTTTCACACTCCAAATTCTTACTGATTCCATACTAACCCCTATCTATTTAGTCCCGTCCCGACCAACGGTGACCTGCTTTCTTTGCGTCCACTGGGACAATCATATCCCGTGTGACCCCTGTACAATCTGTGACTGGTACTGCGAATGTCATCATAGCTGCAATGTCCTTAGCAATCTCTTCTTGCTTAGAACCTTTCCTGATAAGGCAAAGGAAGCTATCATGAATCTGCGCCAGAAACAGCACCATTTCTCCTTTGCCATATTTATTCCAGAGCTTAAGCACGGCCTCATCTAGCACCATTGCATTAAGGTTCTGAGTCACATGAGCAACATACATATTCAGATCAGGCTTATTACTGCTAGGATCCCCAAAGCAATAACGAGTCCAGCCGGTAGGTCCGGTCAACATCTTACGAGTACGTACCTGGTTCTTAATCCAGTTATAGTACAAGCCCTTAACCTTAGGATAGGTAGCATCATATCGGTTAAGAAGGAAGCGAGTAACTTCCCTAAGAGAGTAATGCTTAGGCAAATTCAGCAATGCTTGAGCTTTCCGGACGTTAGCCACGCCCATAGTCTCAACCATAACTGCTTCACCCATGTTGTAGTTAGCGCCGTGGTTAGTACGCTTAGACAGATCTCGAATCTCCACATTAAGCTGTTTCTTCTTTTGCTTAGGAACTAGTACCTGCTTCTCATTATCCCAATACTCTGGAATTTCATCTCTGAAGATTTCCTCATACGGGATACCAAAGAATGCGCTGGCATTGACTGAGTGGAAATCACGGGGGCTATTAACAGCAGCAAGTAGATTCTCATCTCCTGAGCAGTAACCTACACCTCGTGCTTCAGCTTGGCTAAAGTCGAATTCCCAAATGTCATACTCATCTGGAGCTATTAGAGTATCCTTAACTTCCCATGCTCTAGCTGGAATATTCTGGACATTAAATCCACACCAGAAGTGATGCTCTTTAGCTGCCTTACGACCAGTATCAGTGCCATGAGGATTAATAGACCAAAGCATTTGGCCACGGAATTCTTTAGCTTTAAGCTCAACTTTACCACCTTTCTTTTTCTCCTTAAGAATTGCACTGGAGTCAGTAGGCATGTAAGTACTGAGAAGTTTAAGCTGACCTCGGTAATCTAGAATCGGTTCTAGTACTGCTTCATTCAGGGGGTGGAGCAAGATAGCAGAAGTAAGTGCGGATTCATCAGATGATTTAGGATCATTGATACCAATACAGCGCATCAATGTTTTAACTTGAAGGTGACTATTAGGATTGAAATTAGGTGTGTTGGTGCGGGCCCGGATCTTAGCAAGTGTGCCGATAGCTTCTACTTCTAGCTTCTCTACGTGCACTGCCATCCGGCCCATATCTCGTTTGAGTCCACGCATCTCCATCGCATGGCAGATAGGCACTTGGGTAAACTCATGTACGTAGTTGAACTTAGCCCAGTCAGGAGACTCTTGGCTCCAAGCAATGAATGCTTCCAGGGTAGCCCAAGTATCCAATGCATTATACTGGAGCTGCTCAACCTTATCACCGGATGCTGCTAAGTCCTTCCAGTACATAGATTCCCGCACAAAGAGTGCAGAGATAAATGCCAAGTCCTTAGGGAGTTCAGCATACCAAGCGTGCATTGCATTGACAGTATCAGCAATGTAATTAACTAGAGGTGCGCCCCATGCAAAGAAGTAAGCAGAGTCATATTTACCGTTCTGCATAATCTTAGCAGTCCTGGTAGCATTAAGCTGTCGCATCCAGTAGACCTTCTGCATGGAATCCATCTCCATAACAAAAGTCCTGGTAGACATATCCGCTAGCAGAATACTGTAAGATACTGAAGTGATAGTAGGAAGCTCGCCCCGCACAGTCTCAATGTCAACTGCACAAGCAGTAGCACTACGCATCAGACTAATACACTGCTCATAGTGGGACTCTTCTTTCATCCAAGTCCACTCGAATGCACTAGTCTTACGCCATTTCTCTGGCTTAGTAACTTTAGATATCAGCCGAGACATCAGCCAGTTACCATACTTACTAGTCAGCAAGCTATGCAGCACAGGGATAATAAGAATGGGGACTCGGTAACCAGTGAAATAGGATCCAGCATAGTTACTAATCTTAGCCTTAGCACTACGATCTTGCGGCAACAGAGCCAGCAGTACATCTTCCCGCGTAGTAATAATCGCATCCAGTTTAGCTTGGGCAGCCATACCTACCAGATGCTCAGCTGTAACTACTTCTCCAGAATAAACTTTAACTGTGTGACCTGCCAGATGATCTTGCATCCTGAACAGGCTACGCTCTTTTTCCTCTGGGGAAATAACTAACATGATACGCATGAATAAATCCTTGGAGCTAGAAACGACTAAAGGATGGGAAGGGCAGTTAACCCCGCCCACCCTAGTTACTTACTTACTACTGACTGCTTAACCCAGTTCTTCCGGGTTGACAACCGTGATGATACGGTTCTCTTCACGAATTTCCTGGGTGTCCTTGTCCTTACGCTTCTTAACTTCAACCGTAATTGCCAGACGAGTGCCGTTAGCTTGGACAATCAACTCACCGTTGTTCTTGGCTTCTGGGTACATACCTTGCACAGCCACGAGAGTCATCTTCAGTTGACCTTCACCGAACTCGCTACGTTCACCAGCCTTGTTACTGAGGAAGATATTGCTGACAATCTTAGCATCTTCGCGTGGCGCTTCAGCATTAGGATCTTTCAGATCAATAACTTCCAGGAACTTGTAGACCAGCTTAGGAACCTTGGCAACAATCTCAGTGCCATCTGCCAACTTACGATCCATTTCTTCAATGCTTGTTTCCAGCTCCACCAGATAGGAACCAGCAGGCCAAGGCTTGAATACGGGCATGTCATGCAGGTCAGCAACAGTACCTTCAAGCAGATCAAACAGAGTATCGGACATGGTATTTCCTTAATTAGATTTAAGAGAGTTTAGGTTTAGTGCAGGTTGGCTTAATTGCCAGGTACTAGGCTGCGTCGCTGGACTGCTTATCCCACAGATCCAACAATCTAGCCCCATCCTTAGATTTCTCCAAGGCAACACCAGATCTACTACCAGTAAGAATCTTAGCCCGGTAAGTAGAACTAGAACTGAATGTATGCTTACCATTCTCAACAGCAGCATACACAATGTCATCAAAATACTTAGCTGAGTTACGAGAGAAGTTCCGTGTCCCAGCGGTAGGTACAATCTTCTCAGACTTATCGACAGTTGGTACCATCATCTCATGGCTAATGCAGACTACGTTGGTATGTCTAGCTGCTTGGATATAACTGAGGAACATATCCATTAGGTTACCCATCTGGCCCCAGTCATCTTGAAGCAGCTTGTAGTCATCAGGCTTGCCGGCACAAATGATGGCGCGGACAGAGTTGACAACCTGAGTGATACTATCGAACACCAAGCAATCCTCAGTCCCAAGTGAACCAAGGTTGAAAGTATCGAATTCTGTTGGAGCATCTTTCTTGCAGACTACACAAGCTACCTTACCATGCTTGCGGCAGATGCTATGTGAACCACCTTTCATTACCTTGAGGCAAGTAGCAAAGGCAGTCGGAGTATCTTTGGTATCTGGTACTGTGAACAACTCAACCTTGGACTTGAGATCCTTAGGCATCTTCATCAGAGTATTAGATCCTGACTCCAGATCAAACCAATGCAGATTGAATCGTTCAGCAAGGTGACCTACCAACTGGGTCTTACCAGCTTTAGGCGGGCCAAACACCATGATACGTCTGGTGAGTTCCTCTTCCTTATCTACCAGCTTAACCATTTCCAGTCCCCAGAGTTTTAACAGCAGCCTGCAAATCAGCTTGAGTCAAACCAACTTGATGCAGGATGTCATCATTCAGGAATGTATCATGCTTGATCTTAACAACAGAGATGGCAGCAACCATCCGCGCCAACTCATTACTGTCTGGATAATCCATCCGAACATCTTGGCTATCAGCAGTCATGTCAGCAGCATCTTTCTGTGCCATTGCATGACCAACTATCAAACCCAGAGCCAGTTCAGTCCGGCCTGCATCAGCTAGCTTAGCTGCCAACATCTTAAGTGTTTCGTCCATTATAGCAACTCCTCAACATCGTAGATGAATGAGAAAGGACTATCATCCTCTACCAAATCTTCTACAGTTAATGGCTTAGTGAGCAACTTAGTATTACCATCGCACACTCCCATGTATTCACACTCCCGGTTCCAACTCATGCAGGATTCACCATGCATTGGCCAGACTCCGTAGTTACCTTCAGTTCGTACCAGATCACTGCGCGAATTCTGATCCCAGATACGATCCCGTAACCAGAGAGCACGTTGATGGCGAGTCTTAGGAAACTCTAGCAACTCCCATCGTTCCAGCTTAGTCAGATACACCAGATAGTAGACAACAAAGTCAGTGAATCCAGGTGCAATCTTATCCAGCACTGCACTATAACCAATACCCTGACCTGAGTTCTTGTACTTACCAGGTTGAATGAAAGCACCTGAATCGGACTTAACATCCATCACTGCGTACAGACCAGTTAACTTGTTCTTCATTACCAAGTCAAGGTAACCACGATACGCATGGCCATCTGGGAACTTGATCTTAATACCCAGCTCAGTAGCAGGTACGTAGTCCCCGTGCTGATTAGTAAACCAAACTGGCTCCCAATCCTCAAGCAAGCCAGACTCTACGTGACCTTGGAACATGTCAATTGCGTGGAGCAGATACCAGAAAGACTTCTTCTGCTTATCGTTCTCTAGGAACAATGCTGCATCCCACTTACTGAGTGCTAGGATAACTACTTTTTCGTAGCTGTCTCCAAAGATAAGACCCTGAATAGCTTCACCAAGTAAGCTACCAAAGTCCAGAGTCATTGCACCTCGCCACTCTTCTACCACTCGGGCAGTAGCTGACAGCTTACGTAGCTGATACTTGCGAGGACAACCATGATAAGTCAGCTCACTGGAATAACTAGTGCGAGCTAACCGTGGATCAATCTTACCTTCCGGCCAGTCAGTAACTACATTCAGTTCCTCGACTGGTTCTTCCAGAAAGTCATAGTCTGAGAATGCCATTATGTTTCAACCTCTCTATTTCCAGAGCCATTAGTCTGGACTTGGCTTCTGCTATTGCAGCTAGTGGCACTTGGTACTGGAATATATACATCTCATTAGCTAGAGACTTAGACAGTAGACTGGAGTAGTTAGCTGCGGTCTGCTGGTATTGATCCAATTCCTTGTGATCTTCATTGCTAAGTAGCTGGCCCGCCCAGACTCTAGCATCACTCAAGCTAGCATCCGAGACTGCAACCAGCCAGAGAGCAGCTACTAGGGCATTCATTACAGCATGTCCACCGTAACTACTTTCTTGCTGCTAGCTCGCTTACCGCCAGTCTCAGACTTAGGAGCAATGACTTCGTTCTTCATCAATGCCAGTCCCTTAATTACTAGACCAATCTCTTCATCACTCATGGCAGTAACCACGCTAGGATCAGCTTTCATCTTAGCATGAATGTCACGTAGCTGGTATGCAAAGCTAGGAATCTTAGCATTGAGTTTACCTTCAAGCTCAAGCAAGAATTCCTTGAACCTAAGATGCTCAGGATTCTCCACATTCAAGTCAACTACTGAACTTACTTCCAGGACTGCTGGTTGCACAGGCGCTGGCAAGGCTGGTGCCGCCACTGCATTAGTGGGACTGCCATTAGCAATTGGGCTAGCTACCAGTGCCTCAGCCTGCGCTGGGACTGCGTCCACAGCTTCGGATTTAACTACCTGCGCTGCTTTAGCTGCTGCCAATTTAGCTTTCAACTTCTCTAGTGCGCTCATTTTACTGTGATCCTCAATGTCAGTATTAACGTATCACCAATGGATGCGTGGTTAATAAAGAACCTCTTACCTTCAGAAGCTAACAAGGCAGCATAGGCTGAATCTCTAGTAGCTTCCCTCCGGACCAGCACTCCAATACTAAGATGCTTTTTCCTAGGTCGCTCTAATGATATCTGCCTTACTACCTTCATCCGCTCCCAGTGCTCTTGATAGACTCTCATGTCAGTATTAAATCCCCGTTTCCTATAAGCCCTGGGAAGGACGTAGAAGAAAAGATAGACTCTAGATACTTCTAGGTATTCAAACCGAGTTGGAAAAAAGAAATGCTCTGCTAAAAGCCAGATATTAACTAGCTTCAGCAGAGCACCAGAATCATTGAGCAGTTTAGTCCACTTACTCAGGTGGGGGACACAACTAACGCCTGGCTATTACAGGTCGTCAGCAGTGATCTTGGCCGACTGGAGATCTTCCAGCTTAGCAACCAGGAAGTTCAGAGCAGCAGTGTGTTCTGCCAGAGCTTCTTCGCCAGCGTTCTCTGCGTAGATAGCCAGTTGGCCTTCCATCACAGCCAGAGCTGCTTCGTCACCACGGATCGGATTAAAGCGGTTAACCAGCAGGCCAGCAGCAGCTTCGATCTTAGCAGCAGACTTGTCGGTAGAAGCCTTGATGACTTCCATGTACGACTTGGCAAATGCTTCCAGAGCTTCGCGGGTAACCTGGTTACGATCAGCCTTGGGCAGGTTGGCGATGTATTCCAGCGAGAGCTTACCTTCTGCACCGAGTTGGTCAGCCTTAGCCTGGTCGAAGTTCTCGTCGCTATCAACAAAGCTACGCAGATGACCGTTGGTAACACCCAGAACTGCATCACGGATCATGTCCTTGACTTTCTGGTTATCACCTTGCAGGTAGCTGATCAGGCCCGCAGTAGTAGGAACCTTGTAATCAACTTCTACCGAAGCGCGCTTAACGCCGCTGTCTTTGTTCTTACGATAGTGGAAAGATGCCTTCTCAACGACTTCAGTAGCTTGCGTAGCTTGGTCCATGGTAGTTCCTTTCAGTAGATGCAGCCAGTTAGCTGCGGGAAGTTATTAACTGTTTCGCGGGGCCGGTGCCCCTATCGAAATTCGATTATACGGGGCGGCCGGGGCCGGGTCAAGCGGAAATTTTTTCGGGCCTAGGCGTTAGTTGCTCAGGTCTTATCTAATCCTTCATTGTTCTTATTGAAGTGATCTAGTATCGGATAACTACCAACTAGTTCCACATCATTAGCCGGGTCTGGCTCAGGTGTTTCAAGGGGAGCTAGCATATGCAGGAATACTTCTTTCACATCCAAGAAGGAGATAACTTTATTAGCTACGTAATCAATCTCCTGATCCATCTCAATGCCCTGATCCTTAAGATGCAGGATAGTAGGAACTAGTTGTTCCAGCACGCTCATCATAAGTGCGTAGCGTACCTTACCTACAGTATAGTTATCTTTCTTATTCCTAGATTCAGTGTCTGCAAAATAGAGAGTAACTTCACACAGCTTCTGATAAGTCTTCAGTTCCTTAACCAGATTCCGGTAAGTACCAACTGAGGACTGCATCTGATCGAATTTATTAAAGGGAATCATTACTATCTCCAGGGCTTAACCCATTAACCACACACGATAACCAAGGACTTGCATACTATCACGATACTTATGATAGGCCCGCTCATCACCAATGAATGCACGCATCTTAGATCTACCAGCAGGTTGCTCAACCCAGTAGCCAGCAGTATCCCGGTAGATATTAAGATCCAAGATGGTATCTACATGATCCAGTTTCTTACCACTGTAGTAGTGGGCTTGAATGGATTCGTAAGTAGGTTGCACTAGCTTGACTACGTTACTCATGTGAGCCTCTTATGACAGTAGACACATACTGGAGGTTGCTGATAGACCTGACCATTGAATGCGCGCTCAGTTACTAGCTTGAGTCCATCATGCTTGCAGATGTTTTGGGCTGAGGTAAGGATCTCTCCAGCTGCATTTAGCTCTGCGCTATAGTTATTTGTAGCCGCAATCTCTGCATTCTGTTTATCTATCTGAGCCTTCCTAACTCTAGCCTGAGCTTTAGCAGCCAGACCAGTGATTAGTTTAATCTGCTCATCAGTCATGTGGCTCACCACGGAAGTAGTTATCATCATCAGACAAGCCAGCATTATCCGAATCCATCTGACGCTCTGGTAACTCCAGGTCCGCAGCAGTCCGATCTGCCATCTTGCCAGCAGTCATCTCACCAGACTTAATCTTAGCCTTAATGATCCACTCAGGAACTAGGATTTCTACATAGATCTCAGTAGATTCTTTATTAAGTTTTTGGGTCCGATCATGGATGGTACTGAGGGGGAACCAAGTATGTTTGTACTGATTAGGAATCTTGAGTTGGATAGCCTTCTCAGTTTCCCGGACCAGGGTACCACGGACAGTTACCATTACATCTTTAGATTTCATACGCATAGCAGTTCCTTAAGGAATATAAATAATAAGATCCATCTTATGCACTTCCCAGAATCTATCTCTGAGTAGCTCATAGTTAGGATCATTAGCTTGGCCTGACCAGATTACTAAGTTAGATGCGTCAGGTGAAGGCATTGGCAACTCAGGTAATACTGGCTGCAAAGGATCAGGGGATTTAACTACTGAATATCCCCTGTCCTGTAACTGTTTAGTTATCCTATGCATTCACCTGCTCATCAACAGTAGTATTATTAATAAACCGGAACAGTTGCTTAGGAATATAGTCAGGATTAACGATCCGTCCTACCTTCTCAGCCCTATTAAATGACTCGATCTTTTCCATCACTGTCTTGCCAGGATACTTCTGAGTATTGATCCCCTTAACAAAGCAGTTAGGTTCACAGATCACATACAGTTCTTCCTTAGCCCGAGTCACTGCGGTATACAGTAGCTCACGATAGATCATAGTAGCCTGGGACTTATGAGTAATGAACCATACACGCCTATATTCCCTACCTTGTGACTTATGTACAGTCATTGCATAGGCCAGTTCCAAGGTATTGATTTCACCAGCAGCAGATAGTGTGTACTCTGCATCTGTATCCTTAGACTTAACTACTATCTTATGGCTAGCAGCACGAGCAGTAGGTGAGTCCTCATCAGTATGAGAACCAATAGCCATGAGCATTTCATCCACTCGGTCATTAGCTGCTCGCACTTCCTCGTCTGTCATCTCAGCCAGCACAGTCTTTAGCTTGCTTTTATCTTTCTCGATACCACGATAGTCCATGGTACTAGATGCTGGACGGGGCCACTTCCCGTAATAAGCCTTGTTAGGTTCGATGCTCAGGATAACAGCCTCAGACTTGTTATACAAAACCCGTTCACCAACTCGGAAATACTTCTTATTAATACCAGTGAATACCTCATAGACTGGGGACTGATGCACCTTAGAGTAATGACTGGCTACTATCTTATTCATTTCCTCTTGACCAAACTCCACATTATAAGGAGTCAAGATAACATCTTGGTCAGGATCATATAGCCCATCATCAATCATCTTAGGTAGGAAGCTCATCATATTAACAATAGCTACATCTGAGCTGATTGCATTCTTCCAGGGCCGGATAAATACCATGCCCTTACCAGTGTCCCGCTTATCTACTGAATACTCCATTAACTCAGCGTGCGCCATCTGCTTACCTGCCAGAATCCGGTGCGCTAGTGCAAGGATAGGAGACTCCAGAGCTTGTCGGTATACGTGAGTTAGTTCTACTGTCTTAATACCGGAAGCCATAGCATGAATGTAGATGGACTTGCCAAATACTGGTGGGAGCTGTTGAATATCCCCAACCATAATAATTTGCAACTTGCTATGTGTACGTGCTGGCATGGATTCAATCAAGCGATTCCACAAGTCTACTGGCACCATAGATGCTTCCTCAATAATTACCGTAGTAATCTCACTAGATTGAGGATTGTCAGTATTACGCTGTGGCTCAAATCGCATGGTACTTTTCATCTTACCATCATCACCACGCACGTCACCATATACAGGCTCGTATTCCAGATACTTGTGAATAGTAAGTGCGTTACCACGTAGATCACTAGGCAAAGCTTTCTTGCTATTACCAACCGCCGTATTAGTAAAGGCTACCACCACGATTCCCGGCACCCCAGTAGCTGGCAGGTACTTATGCTTCATGGTCTGGATAATATTGGTGCGGCCTGACTGAATGAGAGCCTCAATAACACCTTGCACAGTATAGGTCTTGCCGCTACCAGCAGGTCCAGTAATAGCAAAGCTGTGCCCACTCAATGCCCAATCAATAGCTTGTTGCTGCTGTGCATTGTATGGTTTGTTAGGCGTGTAGCTAGCTTGATTCTGCTCGGCCAATTTAGCTTTAAGACTAGCTCTCAAGTCAGTTACTGCGGCAGGAGATAGTTCCTTAGTAGCAGTGGGTAGGATTTCAATAGCTGGATTAGGTAGTTGAGAGTTAGAATCATAGTCATTGTCAGGAGAATCAAATACTTCCTGGTTCCCATTCATAGCCTGCGCGGGCGCGTGGAGCGCCGCTACGGATTCCGCTTCCCGCTTAGCAGCTATCTTAGCCTTCAATCTTTCTAATGCATTCATTTTGGTTCCCTTACTGGCTGCAAGATGGCGATACGCAAAGTGCCTAGCACTCGTTCACTCATCCAGTATTCTTTATCTGGGTTACCTACCTTGATCTCTTTCTTAGTGCAATATTGGTAGATAGGCACGAAACCATCAATCAAGTTACCATTGGCTGAGGCCGCTAGGCATTCCCGCAAGTAGCTGGCTCGGACTTTAGTTAGCCGATGCCTAGATAGCTGTGCAATCTGCTCAGGTTCCAGCTTCCAAGTATGGGCCAGCCAGAAAAGTTGTTCGTTAGTTACTTGTGCATTCTGATTATTGCTCATCACAGTTCAATCCCGAGAGTAGTGCTAGTGTTAATGGGAGCTGAATCGTAATCAGCATCTACCTTATTCTCACGGTTCCACTTAGCACGAGCCTTGAGATAATCAATACTGGACTTAAAGTCTTTACGTACTGGTTCAGGTGCAGAGTCAGCCTTAATTACTTGCTGCTGAATCGGGGAGCTAAAGTCCTCTAGCACTTCCTTAGACAGCCGCAGAGATTTCATTAGCTCAGTAGACTGTGGAGTACCATGATCTTCTAAGTTAAACTCAAGCCACTCAATCAGGTCTGCTACTTCATCAGCATCAATACCCGCACCTAGCATCTCAACATGCTTGCCAGTGTGAGCACTGATGATAATAGCTTTCCAGTAGTCAGTCAGTGCAATAGGTGAGCCATCTGGCAGGTAAGTCACAGAATCTTGCGGGAATTTAGCTGCTGCTTCCGCCCAATCAGCCAGCAGTCTAGCAGTATTAGGTGTATTACGATGCAGATTGGAGTTAATAAGCCGCTCTACATTACCAGTCTTACGATTCAGTTCCTCGCGCTCTTCACTGATTCTAGCTACTGAGTCAATGGATTCGTTAATGGATACTAGATAATGCTGGAGATTGTACAGGTCCGCAGTATCTCGGTTGATAGTAATGTGAGGCCATTCCAATTTAGTAGCCAGGGTCTTAATGACTGTGCTAGCAAGATCGGAGATATTAGAAATCACATGGCTAACTGCACCGTCAGTAAGTGGAACCCGCCAAGCGCCAGGAGCTACCAAGTAGTTAAGCAATGCACATCCTGCCAAGTACCTGTCCGCAGTAGTGATACCTGGCTCGGCCGAGATAGCTACATTGGTGAGATACTTGAGAGTGGCACTGAATACTGGATGCTCTGCTACTTGAGCACCGTAGCCAACCGATGCATGCCAGACGATTCCAGTTTTGGGGCAAGATAGTTTCATATTAACTCCGTATGTACTGCTTCAAATGGGAAATCAGAATTTACGATCCAATGCGTATTCAGTAAATTCTAGGATGATTACTAGAATCCAGAGGAACAGAGCCAGGACTTTGATTAAGGTTACTATTGGGGGTTCAGTTACTAGTGATTGGAACAGGATAGCCACTAGTAAGAACCCAATGAGTAAGTATCCGAATAGTTCAATCATATGGGGTCATAGGTCCGATGCAGATATTGGTTGAGTCTTTAGCTTATCCAGTTGAGTTTTCATCTGACCCATAAATAACTGATGCTGTGGATGAGTCGGGCTAGTAGCTGCTGGATCAAAGAACTGGGACACAGCATTATAAGCTAGATCCACATGGGAAGCAGGATGAGTAGGAAAAAGCTCAGTTAGCAGAGTGACCCAGTCAGGAGTCCCAGTTGGTTGCAGGGAGATACTAGCTTGAGCCAAGCTAACTTCTGGTGCGGCACCTGCTTTGAATTGGGCGATCTTTATTTTCTGTAGCAGTTTCTCAATCACAGTCTTTTCCAAGCTGGTTGTGTTAGCAGCATGGGCCATGATAGTGAGTGCAGTAGATAGAACTACTGATTCAGGTGGAGAGATACTGATTCGGATACTAGTTACTTGGGTCATTCTGCTTCCTTTTCGATTGATTGGTTGTATTTGTATTCAGCTAGCCAGATGGCTTTCCAGTAGTCTTGAGTACCAAAACCTAGTGACTCAGCAGATTGCCAAGCAAATGCAGTGAATAGGTTAGTGGAATCCCAAGCTACAGGATAGCCATCTTTGAGCATGCCCCGTAGAATGACTAGGAGAGTAGCTTTCTCCTTCTTATTCATCCCCTTACTAACTGTTCGATATAGTGGAGTAAATGGGATATGAGTTGGTTCAGTTGGTCGAGTGAAAGTTACTAGGTGCTTGGACTCAGGATCTAGATGGTAACGTGCGCCCCGATAAAGCTCGCCTGATTTAGTAAATCGCTTAGTAGTACGCATAATAGTTCCTTTCAGCGTTATCGTAGCAGTATGCAGGATGGTTAGATTTAAAGCAATTACCCATGTCATCCATCATATACATACCTAGCATTTCAGGTGTACGTTTGAACCCTGCTACTGCATAATGCAGGTAGTAAGCAGTAGCTATGTAAGGACGAAACTGGCTCATGCTGCTACCATCTGCATTAGGCCAAGCCCAATGGTTAGATTGGATCATTGCATTAACTCCGTAATTTGGAATGAGTAATACCCCAATTAAGGGGTTTCGGCTACTGAAGCCTCATCAGTTACTCTGGTAAATTAGGTAATGCGTTAACTTGCTTATATCCAATTCCTCCATCTGATCGTTTATCGTAGTACCAACAATCAGTGTCAGTACATTCCCAGTAGACTCTAGGAGATCGTACATACTCAGTAGCTTGATACTTATTGAATTGGCCATGAGTTACTAGCCCGTAGCTGACACCTCCGAATGAGTTGTTATAGCAGATGATAGCAGCTACTCGTTGATCATCTGCTGGAGTAACTTCCTCATGCTGGTTATCAATCCAGCCATTCCCGGCCACAATCTTATCAGCTATGTCTTTAGATACTGTACTCATGGTTACTGACTCCTTGCCATTTCATTGACTTGAACAGATGACCAGCGAGCTAGCCAGGCATCCCGTACATTCTCCCTGTTGTCCCCCCAGAAGATACCAATTTCCTCATTACCGGGAGTGACATGGTAAGCATCGGACTTGAAACCAATTGCCAGTTCCTCACTGGATGCCCATTGGTGTAGTTTGTCCCGGTCTATTAGATCCTTATTAATGGGAGTATCAGTAACCTTGAGGATAACATAATCCTGAATGATTTCAGCAGATTCAGTTACTAGCAATTGAGTAATCATATCTACCAAATGCCTAGTACGCTGGCTAATAACAAGGCGTCGATTTCCTGGCACATTACTAGCTAGAGTTGCACCTAAAGTCTTACTCATTTGCTTTGCTCCCGAATGCTATGTTGAAAGCCTGCTATCTTGCGCCCGCTCATTGGGCTGCATACTAGTAGATTGGCACTGGCCCAGGGTTTCCAGCTAGACCCAGTCAGTGCTATCCGATCCTGCTTACTAATGGGCCAGTAAGTCCAGTCAGCAGGCAAGTATTCTAGCTGAGTTTCATGCACGAATAGGCGCTCACCTGTATTAGTGGGAGCCAGATACCTGACCTCATCCCCTACTAGCATACTGCTCATCTGCATAATCTCCTGATAGTGAGTAAGCGCCCAAGCACTGATTGGGATACGGGAGCAGAAGATAGGAAGCTCAAAGTAGCGGGAGCTAGCTAGGCTAATTCCGGTAATTGCCTTGAATTCAGTAGTGTTAAGAATTACAGGGTCCAGAGTACCTGATTGGAGATTAGGATAGGCTCGGTTAAGCAAGTCCATATCAGCTTGGAAGGATTCTTTAGACATAATGAGTTAGTTCCCTTTGTGCTCATTAACTGCATTGATAGTAAGGAGAGTCCCGGCCACACCTACCAGCACCCAGAAGATAGGAGATAGACTGAATAGGAATTCAATCCAGTCAGCAGCGGATATATTAGATAGTTGTTCTACTAGAGTCATTGTTAGCATCCTTGTTAGGTGCAGTTCCAGATACGGTTATTAATTAGGTAATGGGTATTCATTAGATACCGTCGGTACGTAGGGGATTAGTTACTTGCTATTTAGTTAGCTCTGCTCAGGTAACCGGCCATGACCGCTGGCGCGGGCTGAAGGCTCAGGCAGTTACTGAGTTACTGAGTTAATTGGGAGCTACTTACTCATACTCGGGACTGTGGTAAAAATGAGACACTATTTAAGCCCATGCCTTATTATCGCATTTTTTCTGTCAGCCCGTCAAGCGCCGATTGCCAATCGGTCAATTGCCTGCCAATTGGCACAATCCCCTGACCCCTGCCTATGCCCCATGCGCTTATCCTGTGCATGCCTGAGTTACTATCTATACCTACTTACTAACTCTCTCCTTCCCTACTATCACTATAAGGATAGGCTTTTTATTAGACCCCATTAAAAAATCTAATAAATAAATACAGTAGTTAGTAACAGGATTTTTAGTAGGGGTATAGGGATAGCTAGAGGGGTAAGGGAGATAGTAAGGGAGAGCTAGTAACGCATGAGGGCTGAGGCATACAGGGGGACAGAGTGGGGGTCCGGGTCAAACTGTCAATTGACTGCCATTTGGCATATGCCACTTTTCTGCCACTTTTTTGGCAGGCATCTGACATTCTGCCAATTGACCCTTTTCGACTTACTAGCCTGACTGACTTACCAGCGTGAATCAGAATGCTATTAGGGGCTAAACTATCTAACCCCTAATCACCTACTGACTAACTAGCAGGGCTTACAGGTCCAGTGCTGTAATCTTACCAGCACTCAATACTGTATCCAACTTATCCATCAATGCCGCTGCTACCTCACCCAGCATTTCCATTCCGTACTGCGCTTCCAACCCCCATCCAATGCTTGCATCTTCCGGGGCTTCTACTAGCCATTCCACAAAGCTATCCATCCGCTGCTTAAAGACTGCCAACACTTCCTTATTCCCTAGCACATCCTTGAATGCAGTACGCACCAGACCCGCACCACCGGCCGCCTTACCTTCACCCATGCTAGCTACATCCACAGCCCACCGGGTGTAAGCTACTGACAGAGCTACCAGATTAGCAGGAGCCAACACGCCTACACCACGCTCGCTTACCTTACGCAACTCAGCAGCCAGAGCCGGAATGGTAACTTGCCCGGCAGTTGGCACATAGTCCCAATCACTAGCCTTACCTGCAATCAGGCGCTTACCATACTGAGCCAGCGACTCATTAACAATCATCGCAATATCAGCATCAATCCGTCCACCTTCTACTACCGCATCAAAAGCAAACTTAATGCTAGCTCGCTTCACCTTAGCTGCATCCGCTGCGCTACCGGGTTTCTGTGCTGCCTTAAAAAAGTGAGAAACAGTGGCAGTGGTCTTATCTGCATTCAATTCAAAAGATGTAGCCATGATAGTAATACTCCAAAGATGGGAACTAATTCCCTATATCAGTAATGGGACTGACTTACCCTAACTGCCTATAGTGGCAATTGGAGCTAGACCCATTATCCGGGCCTAACCCAATTACTGCACTAGCTCACTAACCCGCTATTGCTTGCTTCCAAGTATCTGACTCAGACCAGACCCTTATATATTCCTTACTATCAATCTGACCTGATGCATACCGGGCATAATTAACTGCTAACTCATTGCTAGCACACTGCATAACTTCCCCCGCAATCCAATCTCCATTCCGATTACGCAGAGTCCTTACCTTATCCCCGTCAACTATATACCGGGTCTTACCATTGGCGCTAGTAAATTCGATTGGCTCAATCTGGTTCATCATACGCTCCTTGCAAAACCAGTAACTTCATACACTGACCGCTCCGCTACTACCATTCCACGCCTGCCTACTACTATCGCGTCAGTAACTGGATACTGTCTCATCCAATCCACTGCATCCTGCCAATCAGCCGCTACATGCTCAACTACTTGACCAGGGAAATCCACGCTAACTACTCGCACCTTATAAGCATTCCAATAAGCTATTGCATTAACAGCACGCTTGATTAACTTAATCATTTTCAATTACTCCGTTAGTTACTAACTATTCATTGTGGGAATCTAGCATCGACTGATTTTTACTACTTAACATTCTACAGATAGGACACTAACTAACTAATAGGCTTAGGTTATAGACCATTAGCATATCGATTAGATAATCAATGTCCTAACCATAGGATCCAGGAGCCAATACAGGCGCACCTAGACCAATATGGTCCTACTGAATCCGAATTGTTAATGAGCGAGTTTACCTCAGCCTATCTAAGATAGACTTACTTAATTACTAACTACTTATCTACTTAACTAACTGCATTCACCACAACTCAAATTCTACGCCGATCAATATAAATGGGGTTGTAATTACGCAACAAACACAAATAAATTCAGTCAGTCCCCTACTTACTACACCTATCTACTGACCCCACTTGCTGCCAGGGAGCTAACCTCTAGCCTGCTAGCCTAATCCTGAATGCTAATCATTCTCATTCCCATTTACACTCCTAGTCTACCTACCACTAGATAGGGGGGCGCTGGACCCTTTTTAGGCTCGCGGCGGTTGTTCTACCTATAGAACCACAACCAAATTTCTTAATATTTTTAGAATCAGTCCCTTAGTAATAGTCTAGTTATCTAATTATTAGCCTGCTAACTAGATTCAAACCATACGGGAATTGATCCTATCTCCTTGCTGCTACATGTGTATATAATATTAGCCATCGAGTCAGGCACCGGATGCAGTCCCCAGGAGTTGGATGCCCTGATCTCTACTAATTCGCTTGGAGCCACTCATGGACATTGAGAAAGTAATTGAGCTATTGGGAGATGGTCACAGCCAGGTCATAGTTGCTGACGCTCTCGGAGTTAGCCCAGCCCGAATTAACCAGCTGCTGGAATCAGAAGAGGTACGGGCCAAAGTAGCTGCCAGGAAGATTAGTAAGTTAACTGATGCTAGTAAGATTGACTCTGAGTGGGATGACCTAGAAACCAGAGCCATGAAGAAAATGCGGATGAGCCTAGCAATGGCCACTAAGCCAATGGAGATTATTAAGATTCTTCAAGTTGCTAACGCAGCTAAACGCAAAGCAGTTGCCGCAGACACAGCTAGTGCCAATGGCCATGCAGTCCAAGTAACCCTGGTACTGCCAGGAATCGTACATCACAAATTTGCTGTAGCAGCTCAGACTAATGAGATTGTAGAAATCGATGGTCAGTCTCTAGTTACTGTCTCATCTGATACTATCAGCAGGATGCCATTAAGGGAGATGCCAAATGAGCCCAAAAGACTCCAGGATGAATCCAGCGGATTCCAAGATCTTAAGGTCCCAACAATTACAGGAGCGCTTGACCGAGCAAGACAAGAAGTTAGCGCAGCAGACCTATGATCGTATCAGGAGCCGATACCTATGTCGGATGAAACAGACTTCGACGAGCTAATAGAATCTAGTACTAGTGCAGAGCAAGCTAAGGAGCTGGCTAAACTGGACCCTGATTTCTTAGGAGGTCTAGCTATGCCCACAGTCTGGAAGTACAATCTGCCCCCAGTGTTCCTGATGGTATGGAGCTGGCTTACTCAAGAGATTAGTAAGAAGCGTAGATTCTCCAGACTAGCTCTTGGGCTGCCACGGGGCTTTGGTAAGACCACTGTTATTAAGCTCTTCTGCCTCTATGCGATTCTATTTAGCAATCGTAAATTTATACTGATACTGAGTAAGACTGAAGCCAAAGCAGCTAACATCATCTCTGACATTATGGACTTCCTAGAGGAGCCTAATATTAGAAAGCTGTTTGGCTACTGGAAGCAGACTGCTCAGAGAGATGCTAGTAACATCAAGGTATTTGCATTCCGGGGCCGCCCAATTATCATTGCTGGTCTAGGTGCAGGTGGTTCAGTTCGAGGGCTTAACTTAAAGAATGCTCGCCCAGATCTGATCATATTTGAGGATGTGCAGGATCGTGAAGACGCTGATAGTAAGGGAGTTAGCGATGGCATCTATAACTGGATGCTTGGTACTGCTCTTAAAGCTAAGGATCCAGCTGGCTGCATGGCTCTATTTGTAGCTAACATGTACCCGACTCCTCATAGTATCTTGAAGAAGCTGCAGACTAATCCTTACTGGACCTCTCTTATTCAAGGGGGTATCCTGCAGGATCCAGCTAGTGGCGAGATGTCTAGTCTATGGGAAGAGCTGCAGCCACTTGAGCAGTTACTAGAAGAGTTCGCAGCTGATAATGCATCTGGTCACCCAGAGATCTTTTACGCTGAAGTACTTAATGACCCTAATGCAGCTACCTCTAATCTCTATCAACGGGATAAGTTGCCAGCTTGGGACATAGATGATCATGATCCGCATGCAGGTAATTTCATTGTTATTGATCCTGCATCTGGTAATGAAGCTGGAGATGATGTCTCTATTGGTTACTTCCAGGTGCATGAAGCTAAGCCAGTCTTCTGGGATGTGGAGTATGGTAAATTCAGCCCGGGTGTGAACGTGCTTAAAGCTATTAAGATGGCTATTAAGTATAACTGCTCACTTATAGTGATTGAAGGTAACGCGTATCAGGCATCCCTGGGGTACTGGATGCGAGTTACTATGGACAAACTTGGTATTCAGGGTATTCAGATTGTCCCAATGTTCTCAGGCAAGACTGCTAAGAATACCCGGATTCTGAATATGTTCAAGGAAGTAGCAGCTGGTGATACCAGAATGCATCCTCGGGTGATTGCTCACTTTGAATCACAAGCTAAGATATTTAATGCACTCAAGACTAAGAACACTGATGGTATCTTGGACTTGGTAACTTACGCACCCCGTGTGCTTGGAGAGCTAGCAGATTACCTTAAGAACCTAACCATACTTAATGAACAAGACATGGCTGCTATCGAAATGGATATGTGGCAAATGGACCCAGTATTGGCTTTGTCGCCAGCTTAGCCGCTGCTATCTCGTCGGGCGGCCCCCGGAAGTAGCGCCGGTGGTTGACCCTTGAGCTTGCTCAGCACGAAGGCAGAATCTGATTGTCAAGAGCGAAGCAAGTAAATACCGGAGCGAAGCGAGGTACGAAGCGAGCGAGGATGATTTGCGCTGCTGAGAGCGTAGCGTTCTCTTGTACAATTAGTGGCCGAGTGACGCAAGATAGCCAAGGCGTCAAGCCGCCAAGTGGATGGAGGGGCCCTCTTATCTATCTACTTTAATTACTTCCCATCAACTTCCTGCCTAAGGAATATACTAAATGACCTCTCCTTCCCTAGCTTACATTCCTAGCGAAGAGTCACAGCAACGGATTGTTAAGTTCCTGCACTCAGTACTAGCTAGCTCTAATGATAACTTCAATCTGCGGGAATCCTTCCGCCAGCGGGACCTTAACTATGCCCGTGAGTTGGATTGGACTGATGATACTATCAAGTCGAAACTAGCACAGTATCGCGGCGATCCCACTAAGTTCCAGAACATCATAGTTCCAGTAGTCATGCCTCAAGTTGAGATGGCAACTGCTTACCAAGTGGAAGTGTTCTGCTCTGGTTTTCCTATGTTCAGCACAGTGACTACTCCTGGCAAAGAGAACATAGCAGCTCAAATGGATACCATCATTGCCGACCAGCAATTCCATGGGGACTGGATCACAGAGTTTACTCAGTCCTTCCGTGATGGCTTCAAGTATAACCTAATGGGTATGGAAGTAGACTGGGCTAAGCAGGTCACTTTTGCTCCTGAGTCAGCCAAGCTAACTGAAGTCCAGTGGCAAGGTAATAAACTTAAGTCGATGGATCTGTATAATACCTTCTGGGATATGACTGTTGATCCTCGTAAGGTAGCTGCGGAAGGCGAGTTTACTGGTAAGATCGAGATGATGTCTCGGATTCGACTTAAGCAATTCATTGCTAAGCTACCCGGTCATATGAATGCTCGTGAAGCTTATGAGTCTGGTCCTGGCTTTGGTCCTGCTAGCTCAGCATATAACAGCTATAAAGGTTACTTTGTACCTCATATTAATATGGAGACTCTCCAAGGTCTTCGTAATAATGTGCTTGGTCAAACTAACTGGCTGGAATGGGCTGGTATGGAGTCTAAAAAGAATGCAATTAACTATTCAAATAATTACCTTGTCACTACTTTGTATGGCCGGATCCTTCCTAACGACATGCGGATGCGTGGTGTTCCTGGAGCTAATACGCCCCAAGTCTGGAAGTTCATCTTTGTTAATAACCAAGTACTGATTTATGCAGAGCGGCTGACCAATGCGCATGACTACATGCCTATTGTATTTAGTCAGCTGATTGATGACAAGCTCGGTTACCAGACTAAGTCGATGGCTAATAACCTGGAGCCAATGCAGTCTATTACTAGTGCTCTGAGTAACTTGTCTATTGCTGCTCGCCGTCGCTCTATTGCCGATCGCATGTTCTATGATGCCAGCCGTATTAATCCAGCTCATATGAATAACGATAATCCTGCCAGCCGAATCCCTATCCGGCCAGGTGCTACTGGAGGCTCAATTGCTGAAGCTATCTACCGCGTACCTTTCGAAGATGGCCAGTTCCAGATCAACCAGGCAGAGATTCAAGGCTATCTCGGAATGGCTAATAACGTGTCTGGACTTAATCCAGCTCGCCAAGGTCAATTTGTTAAAGGTAATAAGACTCGCTTTGAATTCGATTCAGTAATGTCTAATAGCTCTAGTCGGGATCGCTTGATTAGTTGGGGCATTGAAGGTGCTTTCATGCAGCCAATTAAGGAGATTCTGAAACTTAATATTCTCCAATTCCAGCCTGAGACCACTATTACCAATGTGGGTACCGAGCAAGAAGTTAAGGTGGATCCTGCTGCTCTGCGTAATGCTAACTTGATGTTCAAACTTAGCGATGGCCAGACTCCTGCAGATAAGATGATTGACGGAGATACCTTGCAAGCAGCTTTCCAAGCTATGGCTCAAGATCCTCAGATTGGTGCTGCTTATAATCGTGGTCCGCTATTCAGTTACTTGATGGCGCAGCGTGGTGCTAAGTTGCATGCATTTGAGAAGTCGCAACCCCAGCAGGCCTATGAGCAAGCAATGGGTCAGTGGCAGCAAGCAGTTGCTAGCATTGCCGAAGCTATGTCGAAGTCTGATAAACCGGCTGAAGAGATTCAGAAGATGTTCCCAGCTCAGCCGACGCCAGAGCAATTCGGTTACGATCCTCAGGCTCCTAAAGCACCACCTGGAGCTAACTCTACCACCGGCCAGCAGGAGTCGATACTTACTCAGGTGATGAACACTATGGGTAATCAAACTCCTTCCGCAGATCAACCACCTTCCGTATAATTAGCCCATGAAAGCAGACATCCCCCCACTGCATTATTTCCTGGAA